GGTGCATTGTCTCAATTTGGCGGAACAACACTCAATTATCTTTTGTCACAAACTGTTGGAAACGTGGATACTGAAATTAATCAATGTGGAGAGGTCTTGGAAACAGAAAGGGAGATAACGTCAGACATAGAGGGTAAAATTGTTGAATCTATCACTACATCAGAAAATAAAGAGACTTTCATTAAAGAGATTAACGATATCTACAAAGATCACTATTTTACCAAAAAGGGCCTAGGTGGTCTGTATGACTTTGTAATACAATTGATGGCATCAAAGAAAAATCTTAAGAAGGCCGATGAAAACTTACAAAGAGCAAAAAAGAAAAAGAAAGGAGCAGATTACGAAAAATTAGTAAAAAAAGGAAAATCCAGATCAGAACAAAAAGCAGAGTCAAGAAAAAATAGAAACTCAGAAACAGATCCTCAAAAAATGGTATCAATCTCAACAGAGGTTATGACAACAAAGGGAGAGTGGGTTGATATTGCGCTTGAGCCAAATAACTCTCTAAAAATATACAGACATGTTGTGGCAAGCAGTATTTCAAATTCAGAAAACATTTATCTTGTCAATAATCTTAAGGTGCCAACTAACTCACAAGGGATCACGCCACTGGACCCCAACGGTGACCCCGCAAAGCAGAGTCAATCTGAAACAGAATCAGATAGCTCATCGTCAGATTCAGAGAGTCAAAGTACTACGTCATCTGGTGGAATATCCCATTCCGGAACATCAGGCACCGGGACAACATCTAGCGGAGGTAGCTATTAATGGCGGAAGAAAGAAACCCATGCAGAGACCTTGAAGAGGACTGCGGAGAAGGCAAAATCCGTGACCCTGATACTGGAGATTGTGTTCCCGCAGACCCCGGCGGTGACGCCCGCCGTAAAAACTGCCCCAATGGCCAGAAATGGAATGATGATACTGGAAAATGTGAGCCAATTGGTCCCGGCCCCGGCGAACCAGATGAAGTCGACCCAGAACCAGTTCGACAGCCTCCACCATATCCTGCTCCATTTATACCGATTAATTCTGCAGGCCCGGGCGGCGCCAGAAATTTAACTGATGAGGAACAGCCGGCCTCTTCTCCACCTCCGCTAAAATTTTTAAGAGGCTCAAGACAGGTTACGGTTGTATCCGCAGGGTCCTTTTTATCTAGTGAAATTAATTGGAGGGAAATTCTATATCAAAAACCGGGATTAATCAGATTCAACACTAAAGACGATGCAGTGTCTGGTATAAGCGCGACCAAAAAGAGGCCTCCAAACCATGGTAATCTCTGGATTCGTCAGATGAGAAAAGAACAAGACCGGAAGCTTGCAGACCCATTTAGATGGACAACTTTCAATTTTTGGACTTTTGTTCCCGCTGTGGGTAGAGAGGGGTTTGTTAATAGGGTCACCGGTGGATCCCTGACGGCCATCTCGCCCCCAGATCAAGATATGGGGATCCAAGGAAACTCTGATGATGCTAGAACAATCTTGGAGTCTTGGGACAATGCAAATGCCCCGATTTTTAAGTATGGTGATATTTTTAGGTTTCTCCCCAACGAGAGTGGTTACTCCTTGATGATCGACGCTGATCCAACTACAGTTACTAAATATGGCTGCCCACTAGTTCGAGAAAGATTCGGGTTTTGTCTGTATAACGCGGCAGAGGATCGCTATGTTTCCAATGACGAAAAATCAATGAGAGACTTTTTAAATTTGTATGTTCCTGACGCAATAAAGAACTCGCGAGTTAATACAACGCGTCGAAAACTGAAGTTTTTTAAAAATATTTTATTTTACGGCAAAGATTCTGGTAATTGGTGGAACTGGATGGTCGAGGGCGGAGCCCCAGATGTGACAAAGGAATTTTATGAAGAAGGGATTCTACCTCCTAAATCCCGCCAACCGGCCGAAAGAAAGCATCCGGATTGGGGTCGTATGCAATATCGAGATTACACTTTTGATGCCCCTGGTGCCTTTACAAGAGAAGAGCTAGATGGCATGATCATGGCACCACTACATAGCGCAGAAATTACTAAAAAAATTGGTAATGTAGACACTGTTAACCAGAAAGGTTATACAAGTGAGTTGCAAGTTCCAAACATTTATTTCTATTACAATGCCCTTGAGTTAGAAAAAGATTTTAAAAACAAAACAAAGCCGGAGGATGACAAAAGTCCTGCGAACTTGGCTAGTGACTACATATTAAAAAGATACAAGATGACACCCCAAGAGACCAACGAAGCAGAAGAGGACGGTTTTGTTAAGACAGGCAAAGTGCTCAAATTCACATCAGATAGGGTAGAAAAACTAGAAAAGATTAATGACTTTATGAAAGCCTACGCTGAAAATTACGTGGAAATAAACATAGGAACTGTTCAAGGCGGACCAGTGCAAGCAATAATAAATCAAAATAATATGGACCGGCTTTTATTGGAGACAATCTATCCTCACCGGCCAGCCAACAGTACCACAGTTTTCGAAAGAGCGTTTACGCACCGCATCCACCCGGGAACGAAACTATCGGTACCCAAGCAGGCTCATGAAATATATGAGAATTCATCGATGGTTTTAGATGATTATTTTCAAGGAATAAAATATTCTGACCCCGACAGGCCAGGTGGCTCTGATGTAAATGTAACCCTAAATGATAAGGTTTCGCACGGGGTGCCTATTAGGATAATAGAGTGGTTTTTTACTGACATATTAAAAAGAGTCGGCCGAGGCGATGGGGCCGGCGGGGTTTACCAGGCAACAGACCCAATGGAGTGGCCATTGTTATATTGGGGTTGGGACAACGCCCAGCTTTTAAGGTTTGAGGAAACAATCAGAAGTCAAATTACTCGTACAAAAATAGATGAATTTATAGCTCGCGGCGCCGTGCCAACCAAGATTGTGGCCAAGGATGATAAAGAAGATAGTCCATTCGGCGGTATTTTCCGCCCGGTGGCAGACGTTTTCACAGGCAAAAAAGCATACTCTGAAGTTTTGGGATATTGTATTAAGAAATTCGAAATAGACGAAGACGAAAAAGAAAAATTAATTCAAACATTTGTACTAATGGACAGTAACGACATAAAAGAAATTAATTTCATAGATTCTCAAGTTCTTCCTTTCAAAAAGTATAGATACTCAATAAATACAATAAATTTTGTATTAGCTACTGAGTACTCTTACGGTTTTGCTGCACCAACCGAAGGCGCTAAACAATCGATAGAGACAATTTCCAAACCAGGAATGTATATCATCGAGGCGCCATTTTTTGAGAAGATTATTGAAACTCGAGATGCGCCACCTTTGGCGCCTCAAGTGAGTTGGTTACCATATCAGGGAATTGATGACAAAATCGGCATTCTTTTAACAACAAATTATGGCGAAATTGAAGAACCATGGCTTATGCACAAAGCTCCTTTTTCCAAAAATTTCAAAGAAGACACCTTGGAAGGAAAATATGGCATGAACAAAAAAGGACTAATAAAGTGGAAAACTGATTCTATGCCAGATGCCTTTCAAATATTTCGTTTAGAAAATCCTCCGGAAAGCTATGAGTGGTTCCACCCCAAAACCGGTAGCAGATATGTTGGTCCAAAACGAGGCCCGCGCATGCACACGAGAATTCCGTCTTATGGAAAAGTTGGATTTTTCCTGGACACGATTGAGCCTAATAAGTATTATTATTATATGTTTAGAGCAATTGATAATTATGATTTTGAAAAACCAGATAAAAATAAATACATGTATTCCAACCCAACAGAAGTATTCAGGGTTAGGATGGTCAGTTATGAGAATGGTATTTTCTTAGAAATGGAACCATATGAAATGTTCAAAAAAGAAGAAGACGAAATTCTTAATGTGGAAAGATTATTGAAAATTTCACCATCTTTTGATCAAAAATTGATTAATTTTTCACAGGAATTTAAAAAGATAGGCAAAAACTTAAAAATAGTAGAAAACTCTTTAAACTCTGTGCGTAGAGATCTGGGCCTTTTTAAAGGCGATAAGAACGCGGCAGATTCCTTTTTATTCCAAAAAAACGCACCACCAGCAAAACACATGAAACTTGGGACACACACAGAAGAAAAAGAAATTATATGGAATAAAAAATTTAAAATAAGAATTAGGTCTAAAAGCACCGGTAAGGCCGTAGATCTAAATGTTAAGTTCGTTCAATCTAATAATACCCTAACCAAAGAAGAATGAAAACATAAAAAGGGATTATTTATATAAAAAATACTATTTATTATTGATTTTCAGTATTAAATTTTTACGATAGGAGTACATTAATGGCTTTTTTAGATAACTCTGGAGATATTATATTAGATGCCGTTCTCACTGACGCTGGCCGCCAAAGGTTAGCAAGGGGCAATTTTAAGATTACAAAATTTGCTCTTGGTGATGAGGAAATAAACTATAGGGCTTTTAATGGATCTCACCCAAGCGGATCAGCATTCTATGATTTAGAACTTATGCAGACACCTTTGTTGGAGGCGTTTACAAATAACACTTCTCTGATGAAGAGCAAACTTGTAACGATGACAAGAAACAATATCTTGTATATGCCCACTTTAAGGATAAACAACAGGGGTGGCAACTCCACCCGCATGGCTTCTTTCGGAAGTACAACAGACTTGAATTTTAATGGGTATATTGTTTTGGCTGATAAGCGCACAGAGCAAAATGGTACTGGAGAGGACTTCAACTTAAGAGATGGCCTCATCCGCGGTGCCGGAGACAGCTTAAGGTCAGGAGACCTATTTCGAGCGGTCACAATTGACCAAGGAATAGAAACCACAGAAGGTGGCCTCTCCTTTAGGCAGCGAATGCCCGGTGACTTAGTGGAGACTGCGTTTTTAGTAAAAATGGATCACCGACTTTTAGAGATGCATCGCTTAACGACCGCGAATCGAAGGCAGTATGCAAAATTGCCCAATCAATTCGTCGATGACGATGGAATCGCAACATACTATGTTGTTCAGGGTGACGGAACGAATTGTGTCGAGGGCGCCCCAAATAATGTTGCATCTTTTTACGAAGAAACAGCAAGGGATAGGGCAACGGTACTCAATGAAAACCCCGACGAGAAAGCCACCGCGAAGACTTATGACAAGGCGGGAGAGATGTTCCCCGGCCCATTAGGTAGCATATTGAGGTTTTATCCGAGAACCTCAATGCATGTACGCAATTCAGATGCTCTTTTTGATGAGCTGGGAACAACAGTCACCGCCGCGGAGTCTTCGAAGAAATTGAGAATTGAAGGCACCGCCTCAGCAGTAGCTGGCGATCAGGAAATCACTGCTTATAAGTATATTGATACGCTGATAAACGTCGTTGGCGTCACAACTGGGTATAGTATAGATGTACCAATAAGAATTGTAAAGAAATCATAAGTTTAGGAGATAGTAATGGCTAACACATTTTTTAAGAGTTTTTCAGAAGCGGATAGGACAACATCAAGAACACTTCTTCATGAGGCTATTCCGATTACGGGTTCTATTGTTTCCGGAACCTATAATGCAAATAGTAACATAAAATCATTTTCTCACGCAATGTACAAGTCAGTTTACGACTACCCGTACCTTAGCTCTTCAGCAAATCACATATTTGATGTTAGTTTTGGATACAATGTTTCTTCTTCATTTAGAAATACAGCAAATATACAAGACACTAAAAAGATAAACATGTATACTCAGATGGCACAAGTGTTGATGGGTTTCGATGTCGACGCTGCAGTCAAAAATTTTGATGCAGACGGAAACTCAAGTACTGCGGGTGACAAACTTAATGAGTGTTTTTTCATGAATTTCTCAAGACTCTTAGTGAAGGATGAGATAAAGAAAGGAAGCTTTTCTTTGACATTGGGAACAGGATCCGTATATACTTCTCCGTTTGCCCAAACTCACGTTATAACAGACAGCACAGCAACTAGCAGTTACAACATTAACTCCCCAGCCGGCGAGTTTGGAATATTGCAGCGCCACGATGGCGAAAAGGTGGGATTGTTGTATTACCAGGCAGGCATCGCCGTGTTGACAAGTAGTGTCCTTGGTGCTTACACAGCAACTCAACTTAATGTAGCAACGGAAAAGAGACAAGCAGTATTGACTGGGTCGAATATGGATAAGATGTCCGATGCTTTTATTCATAGGATTCTTAACGTTTCCTTTAATAATACGACTGAGTTAAACTCCACAATTTATTTTTGCCGTGCAAATCATAATGAGTTTAATTATAGTTCAAATCCCACTTATTTGACTGAGAGCAAGGTGGTGGTTAAGGCAGATGACATAATGATGCCACCTAGGTCTTATGTAACAACTGTTGGTCTATATTCTGCCGATAATGAGTTATTGGCAGTTGCGAAGCTGTCAGAGCCATTAAGAAAAGACCCTTCAAGCGAAATAACTTTGAGGGTTAGACTGGATTATTAAAAATGAGTTACAAGCGGTTTGGCCCTGAAGATCTGGTTTACAGCACCTTGGTCGCCAAGCCAGAGTATAACTTTATAATACATAGTGGTTCGGTGTTTCGTAACAGTGAAATTCTCCCAGCCGGAAACTTTTCTAACAAAATAAAACATATAACAGATGGAGAAATAAGTTTTCATGAATTAAATGTTAACAGACCATCCGGATCACTAGCATATGGATTCATAAGCAAGGATACTAGTAGATATGCTTTTAGTACAATATCAACATCCGCATTCAACAATGCAGGGCAGTTTAAGTTCGGGGATATTCTAAAAAAAGAATACCCACTAAAAGCGGGAATCACAAGAATCTTTGTCAACTCAGGCGCCGAGTTTGACAGCAGAAATTTTGCAAACATATCTTCCCCTACTACTGCTGCTGGTAATAAAAAATATATTCGCGCTTTGAAGAACGTAATCAACAGTAGAGAACAATTAGGAGAACAGTTTGATTATGGCACCCTGGGAACTTCAAAAGTTAATATGGTTTGCGTACCAGGAATATTTTATGGATCTTCTATAGACAAAGGAAGCGTAGAATTAAACTACTATATCTCCGGAAGTTTAACAGCTACGTTGCAAGACGAAAACAAAGACGGCATTCTTTATCAGACCTATGGGCAGAATTCTGGCTCTACTGCAGGTATTGTTTTGTACGAAAGAGGTTTAATGTTGCTGACGGGGTCTTGGGATTTATCTAACGGTACTCACACTGATACTTTTGGAGTAGGAACATCACCTACATGGTTAAACTTTGGAACAGGATTGCCTATAGTTGGCGATGCCTTGCCGGCCAATCCAACCATGGTGCTTGATTCCTCATATGAAATTAACTTTAAAGGCATAAATAAAATACCAACTTTAACAATGATGGCGTATGCTGCAAAAGGAGAGTGCAATTTTTCTAACAATCCATCATTCTTGACAAGAACTGTTAATACGAAAGCCCGCGCATCAGGATCATATGTTGAACCAGAGAGAAAAATAAAGAACATAACCAAGTCTGATTATGCAAACCACAGTGCATCATTTGTAAGTACGACCTTTATATCTAAAGTTGGGATTTACGATGAAGATAAAAACCTTATCGCTATAGCGACTTTAGCAAATCCCGCAAAGAAAACTCCAAGCCGAGATTATATGTTCAAGATGCGCATGGATTTTTAAAGTGCATCTTGATGGAAAATATGAACTCTTAATAATAAGAAATAAATACCTTAAAAACACCCTTGAGATGACCGAAAAACTAATGGCAAAAGCTCAGCCATTATTTTCTAAAAGTTTATCAAATAAATTAGGGTATCCCGAAAAACAAGAAGAAATAACAAAAAAACAAGAAGTTGAAAAAGTAGATAAAAATTCAAAAGTCAAGTTTGAAACAGGTGGTGAAATAGTAGAAGCAAAAAAAGAACAAAAAGACGAAAACCTAAAAACAGTCTTTAGAAAAATAGCACTAAAAATACACCCGGATAAGCTTGAAAAGTTGCCTCAATTTGAAAAAGAATACAAAAAGAGTTTGTTTGAAAAAGCAAGAATGTCTTTAGAGGTAAACGATTATTATGGTATAGTTGAAGTGGCGGAAGAGCTTGGAATCAAGCCGCCTCCGCCTAACGAGAAGCAGATCGAAATGATGAAAAAGACCAATGGCGACTTAGAGAAAAAAATAAAAGAAACACAGAACTCTGTTTTGTGGAGCTGGTATTACGCTGACGAAGAAGCCAGAGAGTTCTTGATGAGTAAATATATTGAAAAACTACAACAAATGCACGCTGGGACTTGATGTTTCAACTTCCATAACTGGTGCAACAATAATCCAAGATGGTAAAATAAAAGAAAGTTTCTTCTGGGACACTAGAAATAAAAACAAATTTCCATCTCTATACGATAAAGCAGCTTTAATTCGTGAGAATTTGGACAAACTTAAAAAGTGGTATGATATATCAGATATCTACATAGAGCAGTCGCTCCACTCTTTCCGCTCAGGTTTCTCATCTGCACAAACACTATCGACTTTGTCTCGATTTAATGGTATAGTGTCGTGGTTGTGTTATGAGATGTTCGACCTCCAGCCCAAAATGATTGCCGCCACATCGGCCAGAAAACAAGCGGGCGTCGGCATCAAACGAGGCGATAACGCCAAGGAAAAAGTTTTGCAGTTTGTTATTGACAACTACCCCCAAATTGAGATAATATATACGAAGCATGGAAATCCAAAACCAGGAATGTTGGATATGTGCGATAGTATTATTATAGCTTTGGCAGGGGACAAAATTGCACGAGAAGAGGGAAATACTTAAAAAAGCCTTTGGAAAACCATGGTTTAGCGGCGGTGAGATGCTTTTTCATTGCCCTAAGTGTGACCACGATAAAAAGAAAATGTCTGTTAATATCGACAAAAACGCCTTTAAGTGTTGGATTTGTGGATACTCAGGCAATAAAATTTCTTATCTTGTTAGCAAGCACGCCCCAGAGTATTACGCCGAATGGTCCAACATAGCAGAAGAGGTTGATTTATCAAAGTACGAGTTCATTTTTGATGAACCAGGGGAATTACCAGACCAGGTAATCAATTTTCCACAAGAATTTAAATCACTTACAGGCCCCAAGACTGGCGATAAGAAAAAAGCACTAGAGTATTTGTACTCCAGAGATATCACAGACTTAGATATTCTTCGATGGAAGATAGGCTTTTGCGACTTTGGCGAGTATCAGGGTAGGGTAATCATCCCGTCTTTCAATAGAAAAGGTCAGCTAAACTATTTTGTTGCTCGCTCTTACACTGATGACTGGATGAAATACAAAAACCCTAGAGCAAGTAAGGACTTAGTATTTAACGATTTAAATATTGATTGGGATGATGATATAGTAATTGTAGAAGGAGCGTTCGATGCAATACGACACAAAAACTGCATTCCCATTCTTGGGTCTAGCTTGCGAGAGAATCACAAACTATTCCAAAAGATATGTCGGAGCAAACGTGAGGTATTCCTTGCTCTTGACGAGGATGCGAAAAGCAAAGAGTTTTACATAGCAAAGAAGTTTCGTGAATATGGAGTTGCTTGTAAGAGCATCCCAGTAAATCCATATTCAGACCTTGCAGAGATGCCACGAGATGAGTTTTTGACCAGAAAACAAAATGCTGACTTTATAACAGATTTAAACTATTTAGAATATAAACTTGACTTTTGAGGAGCCAATAATGCAAATCACCAAAAGAAGATTAAAAGAAATCATTAAAGAAGAGATGGAACACCTTGCCGAATCTGGCGATATCAATGCTATCACTGAATCTGAAAAGATGGCATTCCAAATCATCCTAGAAAAGCTTTCCCCAAAGCAACTAGAAGAGCTTGGCCTCAAAAGAATTTAGTTGACACCCTCCGAAACTCCTGCTATACTAGTCCTACAATAACGATTATCGGAGGATAAATGAGATTTGCTCATATTGCGGATACACACATCCGTAACTTAAAATATCACTTTGAATATAGAGAAGTATTCAAGCAATTATATAAATCACTAAAAGAAGAAAAAGTAGATTATATCATTCACTGCGGAGATATCGCACACACCAAAACACAAATATCACCAGAGTTTGTGGATATGTGTCGCGAGTTCTTTGAGAGTTTGGCAGAGATTGCCCCAACATATATTATCCTAGGGAACCACGATGGCAATCTAAGAAACGGCAGTAGGCAGGATGCACTGTCTCCTATTGTCAGAGCAATAAACTCTCCAAGACTAATCCTTATTAAGGAAGCCGGCGAAGTTAGATTAAATGAACAATTCTGCCTAAACGTCCTGTCAGTCTTTGATGAGGATAACTGGTCCGACCCATCAGATACAGAGGCAGTTAACATTGCCCTGTATCACGGCGCGATCAATAAGTCAAAAACAGATAGCAACTGGACATTAGGAGGTGACCATGACATTGGGATTTTCGATAACTTTGATTTTGCTTTTCTTGGTGATATTCACAAAACACAAAAACTAGATAAAGAAGGCCGCATTTGGTACGCTGGCTCCACAGTCCAGCAGAACTTTGGCGAGTCCTTGGATAAAGGCTATCTATTGTGGGACATTGAAAGCAAGGATGAGTTTGCTAATAGGCTTATCACTTTTAACAATCCAAAGCCGTTCGTTACATTAGAGTTGACAAAGGCAGGAAACCTACCAAGAAAGAAACCACCAGAGGGCGCAAGGCTTCGAATTGTTTCTGATGAAAATGTAACTCTCGATAAGGTAAGAAAAGCGGTAGATATTGTAAAGTACAAATATAAGCCAGAGTCTGTGACTTATCTTAATAGGGCAGCTGGTAAGCAGATAACAGTCCAAGCACCCAAAGGACTGAAGAAACAAGACCTTCGCGACCTTAAAACACAAGAAACGCTTATGCAAGAATACCTAAAGGAATATGATGTTACTGATGAAGTGATGACTAAGGTATATGAACTAAACAAAAAATACAATGTTCAAATCGAAGAAGATGAAGACGTGCTGAGGAATGTACACTGGTCCTTGCAGAGCTTAGAATGGGATAACCTATTTAACTACGGCGATGGCAATAACGTTGACTTCACCAAGTTAGAGGGCATTGTAGGCATTTTCGGCAAGAACTATTCAGGTAAGTCCTCTATTGTAGATACTTTACTATATTCTCTCTACAACTCCACTAGTAAATCTATTAGAAAGAATCTAAACATCATTAATCAGAATCGAGATGGTTGTAGGGCAGCTGCGACCATAAAGATTGATGACAACGAATATGTTATAGAGAGAGTTTCTGAGAAATATACAAAGCGCCTGAAGGGCGTTGAAACTCTAGAGGCTAGCACTGACCTTGAGTTCTATAGAAAAGACCTTACAGGGAACGTAGAAGGGCTTAACGGGACATCTAGGCAGGATACCGACAAGAATGTAAGAAAGTATTTTGGAACACTAAATGATTTTCTTATGACCTCTATGGCCAGTCAGCTTGATTCACTATCATTTATCAACGAGGGTTCGACTAAGCGTAAAGAGTTCTTGGCCAAGTTTCTTGACCTACAAATCTTTGATAAGAAGTTTAAGATGGCAAAAGAAGATTCTGCTATGACTAAAGCGGCATTGAAGAGGTTAGAGGGTATCGATTTTGAGACGCAAATAGCTGAAGTCAAAAGAGATATTACAAAAAGCGAACTGGGTATAGAATCAAACAAAGCATCATGTTCTGATATCAGGGGCACTATATCTGATACCAACAAAGAACTGCTAGCAGTAGAAGCAAAAATTGAATCAGTACCAGCTGAGATTATTGACCCTGTGATGACTTCGCGAGCTATCAGAATAAAAGAAAAGACAATTCTTGATATTACTTCTAAAAAAACAAAATCCATAGAAGAACTTAGGCTGAGTGAGGACAAGTACGAAAAGATTGCAAGCTTTGTAGAGAAGTTTGATATCGCATCATATATGCAAAAGAAAGAACTTATCACCCAGAATAAGAAAAAGATAGATGAACTCATCCACAGCATTAAGCTACAAAGCGAAGAAAGAGATAGAAATTTAAAGAAGCAAGATCTATTACGAGAAGTGCCGTGCGGTTCTCAATTTCCATCTTGTAAATTTATTAAAGATGCACATCAAGCAGGTGAGCTTATTCAAATTTGTGAGTCCAAGATATCTACTTTTTCAAGAGATGTAAATAAAGCGGGAGAAGACCTAAGAAAAGAGGATCCAGATACCATTGAAAGCCATATAGACAAATATAATCTTCTCCTTGAGAAGCGAAACGTTTTAGCTACAAGCATTGCTAACAATAAATTGTTTATTGAAAAGGCAGAAAGCTCATTGTTTAAAGAGCAGGTTGAGCTTCAAGAACTTAAGAGCAAGAGCTTTGAATATGAACAAAACAAAGATGCAATTGAGAATCTTAAAGATTTAATCGCATTGCGAGATGAAAAGAAAGTTTTTATTAGAAAGTGCGAATCAAAGCTTCAAGATTGTGAAAACAAGATTATGGCCCTACACAAGAGGCATGGCTCACTAGAACAAAAGCTCAGGCACTTGGAAGAGGGCTTTGAAGAATACGAAACACTCAAGGATGACTTTGCTGCATATCATCTACTTATGACTTGCTGTCATCCAAACGGTGTATCTTATGAGATTATTAAAGAGAGATTACCGTTTATCAATCAAGAGATCGCCAAGATACTTACAAACATTGTTGACTTCGAGGTGTTCATTACGAATGCAGATGACAAGCTTGATATTCTTATTAAGCACCCAAAGCACGATGCAAGGCCATTAGAGATGGGCTCGGGAGCAGAAAAGACTATTGCCGCCATGGCAATACGCCTAGCTTTTCTTACGGTTTCAAGTTTGCCAAAGTCGGACCTATTTATATTAGATGAGCCTGGCACAGCCTTAGATGAAGAAAATATGGAAGGCTTTGTCAGAATATTAGATATGATAAAGGGTTACTTTAAAACAGTTATTCTTATCTCGCATCTAGATAGTTTAAAGGACTGTGTTGATATGCAAATTAACATCGAAAGAAAAGATGGATTTGCATACGTAAATATTTAGGAGGGTTTTATGGTGACAGCAATAAAAGCATTTGCAGACAAATATACAGAAAGGTTTATATCAAGAAAGTTTCTCGCATGGATTACAGCAACCGGCTTGTGCGTATATGGGACAGTAACAAGCAGCGACTGGGTTGCAGTTACTCTAGCTTACATTGGTTCCCAGGCGCTGGTTGATTTAGCAGTTAAGTGGAAACACGGACCATCAGACAAATGAGTTGGATAGTTATTAAAAGATCTCTTACATCCTGTTGGCTTTGGCTTAAGACATATTGGCAGGTACCAGTTCTTATAATTTGGAGTATTATAGTATACATCCTTTCAAAGAGAAACACTGATGCTTTGGTGGAAGTCATGAACGCAAAAAAGGAATCTTATGAAAAACAAATAAATGAGTTAAAAACTCGTCACAATAATGAGATTATGGAGAGAGATCGACTTATAAGACAATACCATGAAACAGTTTCTGCCATTGAAAAGAAATATGAAGAACAGAAAAAGAAACTGAAAGCAAAAGAAAAGAGAAAAATTAAAGAGATTGTTAGAAAGTCTAAAGGAGAACCGGATGTTATCAAGGCTGAGATTGAAAAAAGCTTTGGCTTTGTTTTTATTGATTAGTTTTATACCCCTTTCACTGTATGCACAAGAACAAAGGGGCAGGTATACTAGACTGTTAGAGGGGAACCCTTCGCCGTTTGACGCTTGGTGTTTTGATGATCCTGCTTTTGCTATGATTAAAGCAAGGATTGATACAATGGAAGAGGCTCGCAACTTAGCAATACAGAAAGCAGTAGAGCAAGAGCGAGCAAAGTATTCTTTGAAAGTTAAGAACCTAGAGTTAAGATTGGTCACACTCAAGAAAGAGACCGACAACATCCTTTCGATTAAGAATGAAGAAATTAAGAAGCTGGAAACAGCTGCACTAAAAAGACCCGGGAATTATTCAATTTGGTGGGCAACTGGTGGAATTGCTGTTGGGGTGTTATCAACATTGGCAATTGTGTTTGCGGTGAAGTAAGATGGATTATAACGAAATAGCAAAATATGAAAAAGCAATAAAGGAAAAATACGGAAATGAGGCAATTCAAAACCCTAAGAAAAACTGGGACGAAGAAAAAGAAAATAAATATTTGGAAGAACTCAAAGCTTTTTACAAAGGGTCTTTTCGAAAAAAGAAAAGAGAGAAAGCAGACGGCTTCGAGGTAGTACATAAAAAAGTAGAAAAAGATATCGACCGCATCTGCCCAGTATGCACCGCTTATTCGATGAAGAGCCAAGACGATTTATACATGAATAAGTTTGAATGTTGTTTTAACTGTTACATCGAATATGTCGAAGGAAGAGAAGAAAGATGGAAAACGGGATGGAGACCCAACAAGTAACTATTTATATTACAGACTATTTATATAGAGGAATTATTACATGTCTACTACTTTAGAAATTGTTAACTGCATCTCGCAAGTTTTGGCCAACACTTACGATGGCGCCCTTGACGAAAGCGGAGAACCAGTCAAGATTGGTCTTCGAAGAGAGGAAGGGAATCCATTGGTCGACCATCGGGTGATTGACGGCTTCGGCGCCCATGTCGCCGGCGACCGACTCCATATTAAGTATCACGCTGAGATCCCACTGAAAGAAGTCCATGCAAACGACTTTGAAGGTGAGATGGAGTCCATGGTCGAAAAAGTAAAGTCATTCCTTCAAAAAGAGTACAAGAAAATCAAGAAAGCGGCATTGACGCTATCAGAACCTTCAGAGGTCGACGTTTTGGTTGAATATATATCTAGAATACGCTGCAGCGTGAAGGTGCACAAGTGCTATAAGATTGGTGGCACCGATGCAGAAACCAATGATGGAAATAGCGATGACCGCCCAACAGACCCAGCATTCGAGAAGATGATGAAATTAGGTGGCCTCAAATAAGAGGGCTAAATGACAGTTCGCTTAACCAAAAAAGAAATAATGAAAGAGATAGTCAAGTGTGGAAAGACACCGGACTATTTTATTAATACTTACGCAAAGATCACTCACCCACAGAAAGGCTTAATACCTTTTCACCTTTATAACTTTCAAAAAGATTTGTTGAATGATTTCCAAGACTACCGTTTCAACGTAATTTTGAAAGCCAGGCAGCTTGGTATATCAACAATATCAGCAGCATACGTGGCATGGTTGATGATGTTCCATCGCGAAAAGAACGTCCTTGTCATTGCAACAAAGTTTAATACGGCAGCAAACCTAGTAAAGAAGGTGAAAGCAATAATCAAAAACCTGCCCGAATGGCTGAGAATATCAAACGTTGATATTGACAATCGAACAAGTTTTGTGCTTTCTAACGGGTCACAAATAAAAGCATCTTCAACATCAGGCGATGCCGGCCGCTCCGAAGCCTTGTCTCTGTTGGTGATTGACGAGGCTGCCCACGTTGAGGGGCTAGAGGACTTGTGGATGGGTCTTTACCCCACGCTATCTACTGGTGGCCGCTGCATAGCTCTTTCGACCCCAAATGGTGTGGGCAACTGGTTTCACAAGATATACACAGAAGCAGAAAGCTCAACAAACGATTTCCACCCAACAATACTTCCATGGCAAGTTCATCCGGATAGAGACCAGGCTTGGTTTGAGAAAGAGACCAAAAACATGTCACGTAGAGAGATTGCACAAGAGCTTGAATGCAATTTCAACATGTCAGGGGAAACAGTGTTTGCATCCGAAGATTTAGAAAAGTACTTAAACTCGTCGCGAGAACCAAAATATAGAACCGGTTTTGATAGAAACTTGTGGATATGGGAAAATTACCAGGAGGGCAGAAGCTATTTTATATCTGCAGACGTGGCCAGGGGCGACGGAAAAGACTTCTCAACAGCCACTGTCTTTGATATTGGCACCATGGAATTGGTGGCAGAATATAAAGGAAAATTAACTCCTGATCTTTTTTCTAAAGTTTTATACGATATTGGTGTAGAATATGGAAAGTGTTTATTGGTCGTAGAAAATAACACAGTAGGCTTTGCAGTCCTTGACAAATTGAAAGAGATGCAGTATCCAAATCTTTATTATTCTATTAAATCAACGCACGAATACGTAGAAGAGCACATAGCAGAGAATATGAGCAATGCAGTTGCAGGCTTTTCTATGACTTCTAAAACGAGGCCGCTAATAGTAGCAAAGATGGAAGAATTCATAAGAAATGACCTAATTAAGATATATTCTACGCGTCTTTTAAGTGAAATGAAGACTTTTGTGTGGAATAACGGCAGAGCAGAAGCAATGAGGTCCTACAATGACGATTTGATTATGGCCACCGCGGTTGCCTGCTGGGTTAGAGATACGGCACTTGCTACTAACCAAAGGGATATAGAGTATAGCAAGGCATTTGTCGGAGCAATTACAAAGAGCAGCAACCAGCTTGACACCAGAATAAAGGGGATGGTTGGTGTAAGAAAAATGAAACTTCACGACGAAGCGAGAAAACATTCAAAAACTTTTGATGAGTTTCCTTGGCTTTTTAAGGGATAAGAGATGTCTAAGAACAAAACAAATAAAAACAACCCAAGAAACCCACAAAGTTTATTGTTCAGAAGGTTGACCAGGCTACTATCAGGTCCCCTTACAAACTACAGAACACAAACAAACCACAGATTAAGAAGGATACAGTTAGATCAGTATGCTACAAAGTTCACTTCAGCCAGTGGTCGCGACTTTAAAAAAACTGCATATAACCCATATGATAATTTGCAAGCGCAAACCATGGCGAGCCAACAGAGGACAGAGAGATATGTAGATTTTGATCAGATGGAATATACCCCAGAAATAGCTTCTGCGATTGATATATATGCAGATGAGATGACGACCCATAGTGCTTTAAATAAAGTTCTTAACATTAAATGTGATAATGAAGAGATTAAGTTTTTGTTAATGACCCTTTATTATGATATTTTAAATATAGAATATAATTTGTTTTCATGGTGTCGCTCTATGTGTAAATATGGAGATTTCTTTCTCTATCTTGACATAGACGATGCAATGGGCATCACAAGTGTTATAGGTCTCCCAACGGCAGAAGTTGAACGCCTGGAGGGAGAAGACAAGAAGAATCCAAGTTATATACAGTATCAATGGAATTCCGCCGGGCTAACTTTTGAAAATTGGCAGGTTGCACACTTTAGGGTTCTTGGGAATGATAAGTATACTCCATATGGCACGTCTGTCCTAGAGCCGGCTCGACGCATCTGGCGCCAGCTGACTCTTCTAGAGGATGCCATGATGGCGTATCGGATCGTCCGCTCACCAGAAAGAAGAGCGTTTTATATTGATGTTGGTAATATTCCGCCACAAGATGTAGAGCAATATATGCAGAGAGCTATGACCCAAATGAAGCGTAACCAAGTTGTAGACCCGGACACAGGCCGTGTTGATCTTCGATATAACCCGCTCTCTGTTGAAGAAGATTATTTTATTCCTGTTCGGGGTGGAACAAGCGGAACAAAAATAGAATCTATTCAAGGTGGTAAATATACTGGGGATATTGACGATGTAAAATATTTGAGGGATAAATTATTTTCGGCATTAAAGATTCCTGCTAGTTATCTTTCATCTGATGCTGAGAAGGCCCAAGAAGACAAAAGTACCCTTGCACAGAAAGATATTAGATTCGCCAGGACTGTCCAGAGGCTTCAGCGCTCCATTGTAACAGAATTGGAGAAAGTGGGTATTATACACCTTTACACCCTTGGGTATAGGGATGAAGATCTGATAAGCTTTAAGTTAGAACTGAATAACCCCTCTAAGATAGCAGAAATGCAAGAACTTGAATATTGGAAGACAAAGTTTGATATTGCTTCTGCTGCAACAGAGGGCTTCTTTTCCAAACAATGGCTAGCAAAAAAGCTTTTTGGTATGTCTGATGAAGAGTTTGTAAGATGTCGAAGAGAGATGTTCTACGATCGCCGTTTTGAAGCGGCACTTGAGACGGCCGCTGAAGCAGAGCAGGCAGCCGCCACGGCCCCTGGTGGGGAGCTTGGGGGTGATACGGGCGAGGCCGGCGGTGAGGGCATCGCAGGTATGGAGCCAGAACTTGGAGCACCTGCGGGCCCTGAAGATGCTCTAGGAGGCGAAGCTCCAGGAGGCGAAGCCCCAGGTGGTGAGGCCCCCGCCGGCCCTGAAGAAGGAGATCTTCTAGCAGCCCCACCAGCAAAGAGAGATGATGGTATAGGAAAGCGCATGAAGAGGGAGGGTGGTAAAACCAAAACCACAACTGCAAAATCCCATGGATGGTACGAGCCAAGATTAAATAAACCTGGTGGAGATAGGAGAAAATCTTCCGGACCAAGAAAGAAAAATATGAATAGGGCAGTGACACCAGAGACGGGAACTATGAGAAAAACCCTCCCCGGGGCATCAGAGCTTTCACAACTGGTAAAAGGCACCGGCGTTTACGAAAGTAGGCTAACTACTTACTCTAGGGAGGAAGAAGAAAAACTTCTAAAGAGCCAAGAAGAGTTAAAGATTTTGTTTGAGAACATTGATATAGAAAAGAGGAAAGAAAAGAATGAGACTGAAGCACAATAAGAAGCGAAATACAGCCTTTGTTTATGAGGCCCTCATCAGAGAACTTACCAAGTCAGTTGTTAAAAACAATAAAAATAAGCAAAATAAAATAGTCTCCATTATGAAAGAGCATTTTGCACAAGGGACAGAGCTTAGTAAAGAATTGGATGTTTATAAGAGCATTTATGAAACGACAGACTTGGAAAAGAACGTAGCAGAAAAGGTCATAGTGGAAGCAAAAAGCAGATATTCATCTTTAAATAAAGGGGTTATCTTCAGGGAACAATCAGCCTTAATCAATAAAATAAACAAGACTCTTTCAAAAAACATTTTCAATAATTTTGTCCCAAATTATAAAAATATAGCAACGGTGTATTCTATTTTTCAAGACACTTTACCAATAAAAGACCGGGTATTACTTGAGGAGAACATTCTAGAGCAAATGTCTTCATCTGTAGAGATAAAGCAAGAAGCCCAACAGCCAATGGACAACATTGTTTATGGGACTTTTGTTAACAAGTTTAACGAAGAGTACTCGAACAAGCTTAGCGAAAACCAAAAGCAATTATTAACAAAATATATTTCTTCGTTTTCTGACAACGGGGTTGAGATGAAGTATTACTTAAACGAAGAGATAGGTTCCTTGAAACAAAGACTGGAACAGTGCAAGACAGACCCAGATATTAGAGAAGATATATCTTTAAAGAACAAGATAGATCAGGTATACTCTATACTTGAGTCATACAAAGAAAAGGATATTGACACTAGTTTGATTGAGTTAGTTCTAAAGACACAAGATTTAGTAGAAGAGATACAGAGCAATGACAATATCAGTTGACATAAAACAAAACCCGGAGATATCTCTAAAAGTCAGAAGAACCCTCAATGGCAATATTATGATTTTTGATCATGAAGACATTGATATAGTTTTATCAGTGGAGAGTAAAAAATGTGTGGTTTTCCCAAAGGAACAAATGAGCGACAAAGTATATGATGCCCAAGATCGAATGTTTAAGCATTTAATTAAAAGAGGTATAGTCGACCATTCATCTGTCCGCGGCGGAAACATCCACGGATCCCTGGAGGCCTCCATTTTGGAATCAAAAATCCCAGGTGTTGATAACTTGCAAGCAGCACTATATACAATCAGCGAATATCTAGAGAAAGAAAAGCCTTTCTTCAAGTCGGCAAACGACTTCCAAGACGATCGTCTGGACAGCCTTCTGGAGCCTAGTCCAGAAGACTCTACAGAGTTAGGCGATGTGCCGCACTCTGACAAGAAGGGTTCTCATGGCACAACTAGAGGTCCTTACGGCTTTATGTACAACTACTCTTTAATTAGGGAAAGCCACAAAGAGGATTAATGCAATTATTATATTTTTCTCTTGTGTGCGCCGGCCTGACACAAATCCTAGTATACGGCAAAATTTTTGATAAAATCAGACCCACTCAGGGTTGGGTGGGAGAGCTTCTGTCCTGTCCTATGTGCACCGGCTTTTGGTCAGGGGTATTTTTGTGGGCAGCAAACAATTATACAGAACTATTTACTTTTGACTATTCATTAGTGACAGGTTTATCTTTGGGTTGTTTAGGTTCTCTGGTAAGTTATGTTTTTGCTGTGACTATTTGCGATGACGGAATAAAGATAGATAATAACTAAAAGGAGTAATTATGAAACCTTTCGCTACTATAAGATGGATGATAAGACCAGTTGCAAACTGCTGTAAGGGATCGTAGATGCCGCGGGTGACCCCCGCAAGAGGTTAAAGATGAAGCTAATAAGAGAATATTATCAATTGTGTGAAGGAGGTGTTTGCCAGGACCTTCTTACAGAGGAAGAAAAGAGATATGTTGCCGAAGGCGGCCTGATACTATCAGGGCTGATGCAAATGGCAGAGACCAAGAATGGAAACGGCCGTATGTACCCTCAAGCTATCTTGGAAAGAGAAGTAAAGAACTACGCACAACTTGTAAAGGAGCGTAGAGCACTCGGAGAACTCGACCACCCTGACAGTTCAGTTATAAACCTTAACAATGCTTCACACATGGTAACAAAGATTTGGATGGAAGGAAAGAAGTGCATGGGCAAAATCAAAGTTCTTGATACCCCATCTGGAAAAATACTTCGCTCCTTGGTCGAATCAGGTGTTCAGCTTGGTATTTCATCAAGAGGCATGGGCTCTGTAAAGGAGAGTAACGGAATTACTCTTGTTGAAGACGACTTTCAGTTAATCTGTTTCGATATGGTTTCAGATCCTTCTACTCCTGGCGCCTTTATGATGACTGAAGCAAGAGAGCGTCCAAATGTTTATACCAGAGGCTACAAAATTAACAGAGCGCTAAATGATATATTGTATAAGTTTGATTAAAGGTGCAGTGTGCTAGAAAATAGACTTGTAGAAAAATTACAGAAACAAACACTAAACGAAAACTTAACGTTTATACACATACCAAAAAATTATGGATGCTCATGCTTAAAAATATTTTTTGGACTCAGTGCTGCAAACAGTCATCTAACAGCTACCCAAGCTTCTAAATTGCCTGGGTTTGAGAACCAAAAGTATTTTTGTTTTTTTCGAAACCCGATAGATAGATTTGTTAGTGTTTATAGGTGGCGAAAGAGAACACACAAAGACACAGAAAATATTATACACCAACTTTCAATGGAGGAAGTTATTGATTATCTAGAAGATAATAAGATCATGGGAACAAGTAAAGTAGATCATCTTAGATTTGAGAGCGATAGCAGTAAACTAGACAAGATGTTTAGGTCGCAGTTTTTTTGGATCAATGAGCAAACTGATGTGTTTAGGTGTGAAAATTTTAAGCAAGAAGTGTTTAGGTTCGCCGAAAAATACAATATAGAAACAGAGAATCTCTATATCGAGCATGCCAACATAAACAACCAACATGGGTCCAAAGAACAGACAAAAGAAGAATTATTTAACATTTTAAGCACTTCTTCGAGACTAAAAAATAAATTTTATACTTTTTATAAGAGAGACTTTGATTTTTACGAGAGTGAGTTATGAAACGTTCAGAATTAAAAGCAATGATTAAAGAGTGTGTTAAAGAAGCACTCTTCGAAGAGGGTGTTCTCTCGGAGATAATAGCAGAGGTAGCGTTCGGTTTGACCAAAGCGCAAAGTGTAATGCTTGAACAACAAGCACCTCAGAAGCCCTCCCCTCAAATCCAGCAGAAACTCAATGAAGAAAGAGAAGAAGAACATCGTAAGAAGCTTCTTGAAACTAAAAGAAAGATGCTTGATGCTATTGGTGGAGAAAGAATGGCAAATGTTTTCGAAGGAACACAGCCTCTTCGCTCGGGGGGTGAGCCTGGTAAGCCTGCATCACCTCATGGTCCTATGGCTGGTAGGGACCCTAACGATTCAGGCGTAGATATCAGCGGTTTGTTTAGTTTGGCAGGTCAAAAGTGGAATCAATTAAAGTAAAGGATTTATAATGGGACGTAGAACACCAGTACATGCAGAGATTTATATTAAGGACCAGCAGCAGTTTGAGCGACTGGTCAAAAAGTTTACCAGAAAGGTAAAGAAAAGCGGCATTCTCGACGAAGTACGAGAACGCAGATATTACACCAAACCTTCAGTCAAAAGAAGAATGAAGAAATTGGAAAAGAAGAGACTAATTAAAAGAGCAGCAGAAAAAGAAAAAGCAAAGTATGCTGACGAATATAAAAAGAGGTAATTAGAATGGCAGGCTTTCACAATACACCACCGGGATCAGAGTTTCGTAGAAATAGTAGCTGGGGTAGAACCCGCCGACCAAAGAATGTTACGGGCTCAGACGGAGGCTATGTTACTAATGTAGCAACTCTTGCAGCTGCTAAAGTTATAACGGATGCAATTACCACTGCATCTAAAGCCAAGCCATCACTCGGCGTATATTCAACAGAAAATCAAAGGTTTTTGCATTTAATTTCTAGCACTAATGGCACAGTTGTGAATGTTTGGGTTTATCATTATGCCTCCGGAAAATGGTCTGAGTTGTTGATAGGCGGCAGTAGTGTAACTCTCGCGGCTGCTAAGACCAAAATTATAGAAATCTCCGGAGCCGACCTGGTTGCGTTTAAAGTTACTAATGCGTCTGACGTATTCGCCGCCTGTTCCACCTTCTAAAAGCCTCAAAAAATTTTCCCTCCGTTTGAATATTATCACAACTAATTATTTAGAGAAACTATTCGTGTATTTACGCTTATAACATAATTTAGGAGTTTTATAATATGTCAAGTCTACTGGAAAGAGCAATCGTCGATGCTACTGCCCTTAAAGAAGCAGCACTAAAAAATGCTGAGAATCTTGTGATAGAAAAGTATTCCGAAGAAGTAAAGTCTGCCATGGCCAACCTTCTAGAGCAGGAAGTTGATCCTCTCGCGCCCCCGGCAGAGGAAGATCCAATGGCTATGATGGGCGATGTTGGACTAGAAGATCCAATGGCCATGGACGACCCAGCTCTTGAGGACGAAGAGTCCGACGAAGCAGCAAAAGAATTTGCTGATAGTACAGTTGGAGACATTCCAGACGCATTTGATCCAGACTTGGAAGACCCAGACGACGAAATAATAAGCATAAAACTTGATTCACTCCGTGCAGAACTCCCGGACGAAGACGACGATGGTGTTTTTGGTGGTGACGACAAACTTGACGACAATGAAATAGGTATTGACATTTCTGACGAAGAGGAACTAGATTTTGACTCAGAAGAAGACCTAGAATTAGACATGGACCAGGATATGGGCATGGAATCAGATATAGGCCTAGATATAACACCAGACATGGTCGCAGAAGCACTTGGAGATATGGAAATCGATGAAGATATTGACATTGATGAAATCCTTGAAGCTGTTCGTGTTGATTTCGAGCCACAAAAGAGTGGTTGGGCAGGAACACCAGAGTCTGTTATGAGGGAATATGAAGCAATGCTGCTTGCTAGAGAGCAGGACAGCAAAGTGAAAGAAGAAAATGAAGAGTTGCGCAAAACAATAGCAACTTTAACAAAAGAAAACAAGACTTTAACATCTGCGGCTCAAAAATTACAGGCGCAGAATGAAAAATTTAATACAACAATTGGAACTTTGCAAGAAAAGTTGGAAACCTCTAATGTCTCTAACGCGAAGTTGTTGTATATTAACCGGGCTTTAGAGAATGCCTCCCTGAATGAGCGACAAAAAGAAAAAATTGTTGAAGCCATTTCAAAAGCCGAAACTGTTCAAGAAGCAAAGATTGTATTTGACACACTTCAAGAGACTATCACTTCTCAACCTGCAGAAAAGAAGATGACAAGCCTCAGTGAAGCGGTCTCAAGACGATCAACGCTACTTGTCGCCGCTCGTGAAGAGCAAAAACAAAAAGCTGCAAATCCAGCATTCGATAGATTGCAAAGATTAGCAGGTATAAAGAAATAAATAACATTTTTGGAGGTATAATACAATGTCTGTATTACAAAAACTAACTGAAGGTGTTGTCACTCGTAACGTTCGTAAGGAAGGTGAAGCTCTACTTAACAAGTGGGAGCAGACAGGTCTTCTCGAAGGACTTAACGAAGGACAACAGAAGCAAGGCATGGCCGTCTTGCTTGAAAACCAGGCCAAGGAGCTTCTTCGTGAGGCTTCATCTATGGCTGCTGGCGACGTCGAAGGCTTCGCAGCAGTTGCTTTCCCAATCGTTCGTCGTGTATTCGGCGGATTGATTGCAAACGATCTCGTTAGCGTTCAGCCAATGAGCTTGCCAAGTGGACTTATCTTCTTCTTGGACTTTACACACTCTGACTCCCGTCTCGGAGCCGTTGCAGGTGATTCTGTATATGGTGGTAACAAGGTCGGTTCGGCCATCACCGGCGGTGTTGATTTGAGTGATGCAGGATTTAATCCTGGTGGCACTAGCGACGACCGCGGTGCCGGCGGACACTACAACATGGGACATGGCCATGCATCTCCAACCGGATCTTGCGTTGCCGAGGGCGACGGATTTACAAATTTGACCACAGATGCCGGCGACACGTCCGCGACTCTGTCAGAAGCCAACAAGAAGCTCATACGATTTGACCCAGACCTTTTGCAATACTTGTCTGACAACCCAACGTACAAGATTCAGGTTATTACAATGACAAAAGCGCGAACAGCTACTGCCTTCCCAAATCTTGACGGAGCGAACTTGGCTGCTATTACCGGCAAGCGCACCGGCGG